GCTATCATCTGCAACGCTTCATTATGAGGACAAATAGGCAACGGATTAGAGAACACTGTTTTTCTTAAAGAAGAATCAATAATGTAATCCTCTACTCCTGCATCAATTAAAACATTCTCAGTTAAATCATATGCTGAAATACCGTCTTTATAATATTGCCCCTTATAGTAATCTCCCACTAAGAAATTCAGCTTTCCCGTGCAATTAAATGTTGCTTGGTAATCATCGCTATTCCATGATTTAACAAATACCTTGCCACCTTTAATCGTATAAACAGAGCCGTCAGACATTTCATAACCATAATTATATTCAATCATTTGTTGCTCTTGAATATACTCTGCATAACCGTAAGGGTTATCCTTATTAAACAAATGATTTCTATTATCCACGACAAGAGTAAACGTCTTTACTGGCAAACTATTAGATATATGACTTACGGCATTGTCTCTTACCGTTGAAATGATTTGCTTGTCAGTAAACTCAAGTTCAATTCCGAAGTAAACAGTTTTTAATGCAAGTTTACCACTATTAGGGGTTATTTTAATATATGGAGACGACATAAACCCTTCATCATATATTAACGGATTTTCAGTAACAGCTACCGTATCGCTTTTCGTTCCGTTAGTAACAGTTATAGTCGAAGGCAACGTTCCAGAAAAGACAAGAGTTAATCCCGCAATGTTAAGTTCGTGATATTGTCCAAACGTAAATGTAATATTTCCATCATCTTCCGTGCTTACAACACCTTGATAAGAAGAAGGGCTATCCTTATACAATAATTCTTCACTTCCCGTGAAAGAAGATGAAATCGAAGCATTCTTTTGAGCGTAGGGATTATACAGCTTTAGCTTTGCAGTAACAGATGTATGTCCTCGCCATCTTTCTTTCATTTCTTCCTTATATTCATCAGATACATACTGCATTTGAATTCTCCTTATACAGCATCACTCGCTAGTTTTCGCTTCCCATGAATACACAGGAGTTCCATTACTAATAGTAGCTGTCAATACGTATTCGCCATCTGCACCTTCCGCAAGGGGTAGTAACTTGTCAGAAGAAGCATATCCTACCCATGCATTCCAATCAGATGAATAATTTCTCATGTACAAAGAAGAGTCTTCATTGATTATAAATATCTGTACAACGCCGCTTCCTGTTTCAGCCACAATAAACTTCCCACTTTTTTCAACAGGCAAATGAGCGATTTCAGAGGCATCTGAATCACTCGCTATATAGAACACTCCTTTTATAGTCATATCATTTACATCAGCGCCCGTCTCAATGCTTTCTCCCGCTCTTATCATTAAATCGGAAGTCGCACCTCCCATAGTCTCTGTTATAGGCGTTAGCTTTTCTTCAACAAAAGTCTTTATCGCAGTATCTAGTTTTCCCATAAATCTCTGCATAAAAGAAAGTGTTATTACCGACATAGTTACCTCTTTTCTTTAATCTAACATTTGCTCTCTCAATATTATATTACAGTTTACCTTTATAATCAAAGAAAAAGAGTAGCTTTCGCTACTCTAACCCTTACTTCTTTTTCGGAACTTTCTGTTCACCAGTTACCTTATTGACTCTTACTATCTGTCCTTTGTTAGAGTCGCTTTTCTTTTCTCTACTTGTTGTTGTTTGAGTAATCTTCGCTTTTTGCCCCATACATCACATCTCCATTTCCGATTATGTTTACACCACTTCCGTCTTGCTGAGCATCAATAGTTGTAGTTGTTTGAACGCATTGCCACTGGCACTCATACCATATCCACCCTATGTTTGTTGCTATAAGGCATAGTATTAACGCCAATATCACAATCCATAATTTCATTACAAATCGTTCCATTCTAGCTTGTGAGCTTTCAAAAGCCAAATAAGATACGTTTAAAGACTCAGCTTTTTCTTTTTCATTGCTCATATTAACACAGTACCTCCAATTTATCAATCTTTTTAGTGCGCATCTGGTATTAATTTTATTCCCGTAACCTCTTCAAGACGGTCAACAATGTCTTCTGTATTATACCCCATATTGGAATATTTTACGATTTTTTTATTTACTCTTTCAAATAAAGACATTACCTGTCCATGCTCATTATCTTCCGACTCTTTCCAATTATAATCTTCTATCATCGTCATGCCAAGACACGCAAAGAAATGTATGTAATTAGAGTCTACTGCTTTCTGATACTCTTCATACGCCTTATAATCAAGATGCTTTTGTGCATGAGCCATTATTGTCTCAACCTTGCCAAGTGACTTCTCTAACCTTCGTCTCTGACTGCGATTTCCACCCTTCGCATTTATTATATTGGCAACATCGCCTATCACATCATCCGTCATGTAATTCTTTCTATTAAGAACATTTAAACTGCTATACTTATTCATGTCTGCTCCTCTTCATAATATATCAACTCCACAATTTCCATAGGCGATACCCACGTTCCGTCCTTCACAACATCCAATTTTATGATATCTGCTTTAGGGATTCTAGCTTTATTCATATAGTCGATAGCTTCATCCATTCCTTGAAAGACAACTCTCTTGTACAATTTACTCTCCTTCCAAGCGCTCTTTTATATAAACATACGCTTTTCTTAATGCCAACCAGTTATTAGTTTCCGTTTTCGAGAACAAACTAGGAATATCACCATACTTTCTCTTAACCCATTCATAATACCATTTTGCCTTGGCTATGTCTTGTTCTTTAGGGTTATTCTGTTTTTCTCCTGCTCTGTACAAATACTTATAAGCATTTGTCAAACAGAATGAGATTGCCATTTCCAAACCAAAATCATCAACCATTTCATCAATACATTCTTTCTTTCCTTTTACATTATAATGCGCAGGATGGTCTACGTTGTTCATCTTTTCCTCCTATGTATCTTGCTCTACAAGCTCTCCTTGAATGCATCTTTTTCTTAGTATATATATCCGAATACTTTCTGAAATAACCTTCTATATTATACAAGAAAACTAAGTCTTTACCGCATTTCTCATCATGTTTCAACATTGATATTAAATCCTTGATGGGAATTGCCCTATCTATAATATTGTTCTCGTCTACCACATAATCATCATCCATGCTTCTATTCCCCTTTAACTAAAATAATAACCCTTTTCCTTTATTTCTTCCCACTCTTTTGCAATAAATAATTCATCAATCATGCTTCTTTTTTCACCGCATCTAATAATTGCGGTAACACGATAAAATTCAGCGCCCTTCTTACCATTACCCATAATTTTTTCTTCGCTTATAATCTTATCCACATAATATTTTAATATACTCATTTATTTCCCCTACCATCTTCCGAAAGCCATACGGATTTCATTATAGATAGTGCATCTTCCATAGCCTTTTTATACTGCGGATTATCTGAATTATAGACAGCCAATGAAACTTTAGACATAGCATCTAATGCTTTATTCTGAAATTCTAAGCTTGCTACATTATAACCACGCTCGTATTGCTGTCTATCATACTTTAAAGCTTTGACAAGTTCATCCCTATCAACCTTTATATCCAATGATGAAATCATTTTAAAAACATTATCCTCAACCCAAGAATTATAGGTATTGCTCACCTCTTTATGTATTAAGGTTATCGGACTTTCGTATTGCTCCGCAGGAATAAGGTAATCGCTATTAAAAACCTTAGAAAAATCAATATTATAGTTACTCATATCTCCCCTCCCAATATTTCGGCTCTCGATGAGTCGTCAAATTATTTTTAATCGCTTATCAATATTATATTTGATGAATGTGTAAGATATGTTTTTCCATTTTTATCCGTCACTTGAATGATGCCATCGCATCCCGACCATGCTGAAATTTCAATCTCGCCATATCCTTCTATGACAGCCTTATTATATGTATTACTGCACGCTAATCGCTCATTACAACCAGTCAGCAGAAGACCAATTAACACAATGATAATTCCCTTTTTCATGCTATCACCTCTTATTCATATCATCATCAATCCATTTAGTTATAGCCACAGCCATTATCAAAATTCCAATGCTTATAATTATTCTTATCATGTGAAACCCTTTATCTTTTCGCAAACAACTCTCTCAGAATAGGACATTTACCACTTTCGATTATTCTTCCGCAAGCACCTAACTCGCCACCGCAAACAGTAACTCCATGACAATCTTTCTTCCACTCGCAATTATTAATCGCGTCATCTATTTGCTTTTGCGTTATCTCCATTGTCACTCCTCTTTGATTAAAAATCACCATCAAGCTTAAGTCTAATTTCATTAAGCTCTCTTCTAAGCTTTACGATATCTGACTGAATAACAGTTCGCTTTCCATAAAAGAAAACTGACGTTTCGCTTAGCTCTCTTTTTGCAAGCTCGATAATTCTATCAAGCGATTCTCTGCAATACGTTAGGTCTTTCATAATTTCTTTCTTGCTTGCACTCATTTTAATCCTCCTCATCGCATGACTTACCTAATATTTTTGTCATAAACTCTGGCTCTTTTAAAGTCAAATTTCTATACATCTGTTCTGCCTTATCTCCCGTGATTACTTTTACAATATTTATTGAAGGGTTAAAGCCTAAGCCATATCCTTCTCTTCCAACCACCAACACAGGAACATCTTCTTGTGATTTATCATATGTCACTATCAATTTCTCACTCATTTATTGATTCTCCTTTCGTAATATCAAGACTTCCTTACAAAAACAATGTTACCCTATAAGGGCAACATTGTCAACACGTTTCTTCCATTATTTCTAAATATTACATGTCGCTTTCTGTTGTTTTGGAAATCCCGATTAAAGAATATAGCTTCTCTCTTACGAGACCTATTTGTTCATCTATATAGCCCTTTAATCTTACTTCCCTACTTTCATTAAACCATTTAGCTTTAAATTTTGTAAGTGTTTCTCTATAGCCATCCTCTGATATATCACCGCTTTGCCACCACTCTAAATCATGTAGTACATCACACAAATCTTCTATCAAATCATTCATTTCAGCATCATACATTTGGTTTCCGCATTCACATCTTAATCTGTTGTATATGTAATTATAACTTCCTCCGCTCATTTTACCCTCCTTAATAAGCTTCATTATCAGATTTTCATTGGCTTATTCCTGTCTAGTGTTTTGTACAATTCTCTTCGCTTCTTCTTTTGCTTTCGCAACTCCATCAATAAAGCCTAATCGGTATGCATCCCACTCCGAATCTGAATACTTTAACAGGTCTCCCTGTTTTTTCCATGGAGCGGAAATATTAATATCATGTATTTTTACCCTAACAACATCATTACTCAAAGCTTTCTTTGCAATTTCAGCTTCTTCTTCAAGTCTTTTCAATTCGATATCATTTTTTGATGCTATATATGTCATGCCTAATACTACCACTCCGACTATCACAACTACTATTACTATTGTTATTGCCATAAAATACATTTCCTCACCTCCTTATTTACTTAAATCAATTCCAAAAGCATTAGTTTTTACATACACTTTCCCGTTTACATCTTGAAAAATAGGCTCAGTGCATCCGTATTCAATAAGCTCATATCCATCCTTGATTATGTTGTCGTGACTATCTGAGATATAAGCTATCAACTCATTGGTATTTGCATCTACAACGCATCTGTTCATTCTTTACTCGCCTCCTTTATCTGTTTTAATCCCCATATTTTTCAGCAAAAATACTTGCTATATTCCATCCAATGTTGTCTGTAATCTTTTCTGCCAATTCTTTTGAAGCTAAAGAAGATGCAAGTTTCGGTATATCAATCATACTTTCATTTACTCTTTTATACACCTCAACATTTACCGCCTTTATAATAGCATCACGAATAAAATATTTGTTTGAAGGTTCTCCAAACCAAGTTTTCACTCGCTCATTAACTGCCTTCTTAATTAACTGTTCTATCTGCTCATTACTAATTTCTACATTCATTCTTTCACCTCGTTCATCTGCTTCAATACTTCGGCTATTTGTGGATAGTTTTTACCAGTTTTAACCCAATAGTCATTGAATGTATGCTTGTCTATAGTGAACTACCCACCACCTAAAGGAAGTGGGCTTCGTAGAGCCATTCGGCTCTTTTTAAGAAGTTTGATATTTAAGCTTCCACCTGATTTATCAGGCAATCCTTATTCTTACGGGCGTGTCCACCTCGCCCCTAGCGTATAGTCCGTCTAAGGACACAACGTTACTTTTACGTAGGATATTAAGCGCTCCATTTATATCAGCATTAAGACATTTACCATTCTTACATTGATACATTCCTCTGTGAATTCTATTGCCGCTAAATATATATGTTTTTGGATTATCATTATTGTAAATTGGAAGTTCATCTTTATCCCAGAATGAGGATTTAGATGTATAGCTTTCTTCCTGTTTTACAAACACAATACTATTTAACTCACATAGATATTCTAATTTAAAGCGCAATTGACCGTAAGGGATATTTACAAAATTTTGATTATTTGCTTTTCCCATATCAACATTGCGTTGGAATGTCTCATTATAGCCAACTACGAGAGTTCCTATATTATTAGATATACAATAGTCTATGATTTTACGAGCAGTCTTGTTCATATAATCATTAACCTTATTGTTTCTATTTCTGGTATTAGCTTTTTGTCTGTTAGTTGGTCTATATCCCAAACGCTGTTTGTCTTTAATTGACTGTAACTGAGCATTACGCTTGTTATACCACTGATTGATAGATTTAAGTCTCTTTCCATCTATGATGAATGACTTACCTTCACTTGATACAGCAGTTACAAGATTATTTATACCTAAGTCTAAAGCTAGTGCATTGTTTTGATTTAGATTTCCTTGAATATTTTCAGCTTCATATATGTACTGGATTTCAAAGAACCTAGCGTTTGCCTTTGGTATTATGCGTATCTCTTTAACTTTTTTATCAACTAAAATCGGTGGTATTGTAATCTCTACACTTTTATGGGTCTTCTTATAAGTGTTTGAAAATGGAAGTATTAACTTATTTCCATTTAGCCTTACAAAACCAATCACAAGAGTAGCATATCCATCTTTCGGAAGATAATTAGGTAATTTACAATCTTTAAAAGCATACTTACCTTTTTTAGCAAGCTTCAGTAAACCAAAGAATGACTTGAAGCTGCCATCTACTTCTTTAAGTATCTGCTGAGCCATATTTGAGTTGAGTAATTTATAGTTTTCAGATGACTTTAAAAGAGCGTAGTTCTTCTCATAGTTTAGATACTCGCCTTCATTGAGGTAGTATTGTCTTACATTGTAGATTGCCTGATTAGTTAAGTTCTTTGCTATATGGCAAAGTTCCTTGATTGATTTATAGTCTTCTTTTGACAGATGTTTAACCTGTTGTTTTACTGCAAGATACATAAGCTTTCTCCTTTCTATAGATTTAGGATTATCCTATGTATATATTATATCATATTTTACTAAAAAATACCATTTTCAGTAAAATAACAGTCTATGAGGCGGCATTCATCCCACCACTCAAGAGTAGTGTTTTTCTGCCTCGTTTCTATAAATTCACGCTTTGCCATCAATCCCACCCCTTCATCTTCTTGATTATCTTTTTAACCCAATCGGGCAACGCACATTTCCATATAGGCACATCAAACTCATAGTTGAAGCAACAGCCGCAGTCCTCACACTCTCCCTCGTATGAGAAGCTATCCCACCCCATGATGCAATCCTCACAGCACCTATCTATGCCGAAATACTTCTTTTGTTTGCCGTTTTTCACTTCGTTCCAACTGAACAGCTCTAAAACCCCGATTTTCATTCTTCCTGTCCTCCTTTATATGGTGCGTTCCAATCGCTTTCTGATAATAGATTGTCTATCTCTTCACACAAATGCTCGTATGCCCAATGATATCCTCTATCTACTGCATTAAGCGGTTCTCCACCGTTATCATCATCTCGTGCTTCCATCCTTCTTTTTAATCTTTCAAGATAGGGCTTAACTATATCCTGCTCAGAAAAAGAATGAATACGCCCTATCTGAGCTTTAAATGCTATATCCTCATAATGGATGCTGTCTCCTTGTAATATAGGTGCTATCGGTGCGTTAACATATACAATTTCTCTTGTTTCTATAAATTCACGCTTTGCCATTCCTTATCCCTCGCTTTCTACCTTTTCTAAGTTAGCCCCGCACTCTGGACAACACCCGTCGTCAGCCTTTATGGTTGGCAACTCGTTAATTGCCTTCACCACAACAGGCTCTCTGCTTACATACACGGTTGTTTTCCACCATCTTCTTATCAGTTCTAAAACCTCTTTTTTGTTTACATATTCTTCCATTCCTCATCTCTCACTTTCTATCTGCTCATAGCATTCACAAATATTCCTCTTACCATTATCTCCAAATGGGTAAGATGCTGTTTTCCCAAGTTCGCAATACGGGCATAACATATGGCTAAAATATTTAAGCCTATCATCTTTAACCACTTCATATCTTACGTGCTTGCATTTTTCTGATACGCAATTCATACTCCCTCACTTTCTGCTTTGTACTTGTCAATTGTAGCAAGCGCCATTCGTTTTATATCTCCCCTTGTATATTCTGCCAATAAATCTATGCTCTCAATTTCGGTTCTTATCTTGTCAAGCACTTCACGTTCAATGTATTTCTGCTTGATAACTGAATAAAGGTCTATCTCTATCATAGGCTTAAACGATTCTTTATCCGATACCGTCGCGCCCTCTGTAAGCGCTGTGATGATATAATTCGCAAAGGCAGGTTCAAAAGCCTTTTCTATCTCTTCTATTGCTTCTTCTCTTGTCATTCTTCTACCTCATACTTTATATGTCTACCGTTATCACTCCCACATCTTCCACACCAACTATTAAAAGTATACAAATTCATTTCGTTTTTATGATGTATAACATTTCCGCAACGTGAACACTTATATCTATCATCTTCTTGCTCTGATAAATCAGACATTCTAAGCCATTCACCCTTTCTTGGCTCTTGCTCTAATGCCTTGAGCAACTCGTTAACCTTGATAAATGTAGCCTTACGATACGGCACTGATTTAGCTTGCTTGAGATTGTAAATTGCTTCGCGGTATGTCATGTTTTCGGCGTACTTTTCAGCCTCTTCTCTTGTCATCCTTCTCCCTCACTTTCTGCCTTATATGGTTGCGGTAATGGCATCCAAGCTATTACTTTTTCGCCTGTTGGAACCTCTTCCCACTCTCCAGATACGTGTGAATACCACACAACCTCAAGGCATACGCAACCATCTTCTTTATCTACCAATGTAACAAGAAACATTCTGTTTTCTTCGGGTAATCTCTCACTAACAGGAATCCATCTAGGCTCTTGCTTAATACCTTTTGTAACCATATCAAAACTATCTATAATTCGATTGGCTTCGTCATTTGTCGGGAGAAAATCAAGCTCGTTGTAAACGTCGTGCATAAAATCTTCTCTTGCGTCGTCCAAGCTCCATGTATTAGGTTCTTGTGGTGTTACTGGCGGCAATTCATTTACTAACTTGTCTATGTCTCTACAATTCCACCAATGATTTTGAATAATCGTAATCACGGATTTTCTACTTACCGCATCCTCGCAAGGCTCTCGCTCTAATGCCTTGCACGCCTCATAAAGTGCTTCTTTGATAGGATGTTTGCTTTGACATTCATTCTCCCAAGTCCGCAATTCTTCGTTTAGCCACAGTATTGCTTCTTCCCTTGTCATTTTCTCTCCTCACTTTCTGGCTTTAATTCATTGATTTTCTGTTGGATAATCTCTTGTACTTGCCATTTAGAAATGCAATCAGATGAAGCATAATCACATATAGGTGCATCTAAATCTTCTATGTCATTCCATAGAAATCTAAGCATAGCCACCATATCAGCATTCAAGCGGTTTTCGTAATCTTTTTTAAAAGAATCATAGGCTTCCGTAAACGCATCTAGCTTAACTCGTTCTAACGCAGATGCCTGTTGTACTACGGTAATCCATGCTTTTGTAATATCCACTCCGTATAAAACATAGTTTTTTGCATAAGCATAAGCCGTCTCTAATACCATTGTTGATTCTTCTGATAATTTATCTAATAATTGCCGTCTAACATTATCATCCGTCTTCTTTTTCATCTTCACACACTCCGCATTTCTTTAGTATTTCATCTAATCTTGTTAAGCTGATATTGATAAATCCCTCATGCTCATATTTCATCATTTCTTGAATTGCTTTATATACATTGTCTTTTGGGATTGCTTCTACTGTTCCTTTTTCACTTACAAAATACTCGATATTACTTCTAGTGATTTCATCTATCGCATCATTTCCGAAATAATCGAATAATACGTCAATATCAATCAATCTCCCCATCTTCCATCACCTCTAATATCCTTCTTTCAATGTCGCTCATTTCGCCAAAGGATAATTTTTTTAATGAATCGGCTATTTCTTCTATCTTCTGATATTTGTGCATGGTATCTTTGGCTGTCTGCAATGCTTCAATCATATCTGAATAGGCTTTATTAAGTGATGTGCTTGCTGTCCATGTTCCTCTAACTCCTGTTCCGACAACCTCTCCACTAGACACGTTTTCATCTATCAGCTTTTGATATGCGCCAATAGAAAAATCTAATTTATGTATGCAATCATCAATCGTCATTCCCATCTTCTATCACCTCTTTGATTTTATTCACCAATATCATTGCATTTTCATCATCATCCCATGCTTTTACAATCTGTTCTATCTTCTGATGCTTACGCATGATATCTATTGCTATTTTAAATGCTTCGGATATATAAATTGCTCTTGGCTCTCTTCTTTGATGTATATAGTTATGGTTGTCTATCCGTCTAATAGCTTCGTCAATTGCCATTCCCATCATTATTTCTCACTCAGCTTTCCATATTATCAAAAATGTCTGCAACTAACTGAATTGCATCTTCTTGTGCCTTATCATCTTGATAAATATATTCACCTCCACATTCTTCTGCCAATGGGTGTTTTTCTACATATCCTGCTATAAGTGCTTTAATTTCTTCCATATCGTAAATCATTCCTTATCCTCACTTTCTCTCTTTAACTCTCTGCATTGAACTTTATCCCACTCTTGGCAAAATGAACTATCATTTGAATTATCAAACTCAAATTTGGCTCCTTCAATAGCTTCTTCTTTGTTATTTGCCATTTTTGTATACTCTTTTATTAACTTGACTTTATATGTTTTCATGCGTTCTCGCTTTCTGCCCTATAAGGTTCGGGTAACGGCATCCAAGCGACTACATCCTGCCGAGCGAACCAATTCTTATCGCTATACCAACAGGTTTTTGAATATCTTCTTAAGTGGTCGTTCTTCACGCTTACGAGATATAGCCCATCTTTTTTAGGCAATCCCTCGGCAACAGGAGTCCATTTTTGCTCTTGCTCTAATGCTTTGATGTTTTCCTTAAGCCAATTCACATCATTTTGAGTGAGATATGATACGGCATCATCTCCGTTATCTAGTTCAGATAGGAGGCAATTGATTTCATTGATAATCTCTTTTCTTGTCATCCCTCATTATCCTTTCCTGCGGCTTTCAGTCTTGATAAAATAGGCTTCCGTATGCACCATATTGTACAAGCACTCTGCCAACATTATAGTAATGCTCGGTAGTTACAATAAGTGTTCCGTCCTTTTCAAGTACAGGCTCTTGCTTTAGTGCTTTAATTGCCGCGTTTAACGTGTCAAGCCACTCTTGCGTGTGTAAACCATCGCGCGCACAATCTTCGTATTCATCCATTAGCATTTCTATCTGTTCTCTTCTTGTCATTTCTTATCTCCACCCTTCATCTTATATTTATCAATAGTCGTTAATACATCGGTTAATACTTCGCAAACTATATGTTCTTTTTCATATCCTTCATCATACATCCACTTTCCCGATAGCGGGAACATGGCTTTTATTTTTACTATTATCTTGTCAAGAACCTCAATATCATATGGGTTTGACAACTCGTTTAGCCCTAGAAGCCAATTTGCCGAAACATCAAAATTTTTACAAATTTTCACTATTTCATCAGACCTAAGAGGGCGTTTATTATTAATAATTTTCCAAGCAGTATATTTCGTAACGCACAACATATCCGCAAATGACTGTTGTGTTACATTGTATTTATTAAGCAATTGTTTCAATCTGGTATCATTTCTCATTCTCATCACTTTTTCACACCCTCTCAAACCTCCCTACACATTTTATCGAAAGCCTCATTTACAGTTTTTACAAACTTTTTAGCTATCTGATAAGTGTCCTCACAAAAAAGGAATCCTCTCATGCTTACTTCCTTTTTATCATGCACTACTCCAAGTTCCTCGTCATACAAATAATTATTTCCTATTTTTATTTTAAACTCACCCGCACCGCCGTTTTTCAAAACAGTCAGATAATCAACTAATTCGTTTACTGTCATAGGTTCACACTTTTCTAATACCATATTTCGCTCCTTTCAAAGTCCTTTATACAAAAACAATGTTACCCTAAAAGGGTAACATTGTCAATATCATTATTCACTTTTTCCTACAAATTCATCTACGAAAATCAAAGGCGCGGATTTTTCCATTCTATGTTCAGTTTTTACTTTCGTCTTTTTTGATTTATTTAGTTTTGCCATTTCACACTTTTTTGGACTGACACTCGCGCATGGCATAACATTGAGACCACATACAGGTATACCACACAGCTTCACCATGTACGGGCATCCACCTACACTCTCCGCCATTACAATACCTCTCTAATACCATACCACATCCCTACACAAAGCGCCTCTATTTTCCCTTCAACACGTCCAATAAATCTTTAAACGGAACTTTGTAAATCTTTTTCTTACCACATTTATAGCATACTTTTATCATGTAAAAAATATTGTTCTTATCTATGTAAACTTTAGTATCTTCATCTCTGAATCGACAACCACCACTCAGAAAACATCTTACTCTGTTCATTTGTGCCTCCTGCAAAGTTCGCTTTAATATGTCTCTACTCCTTATAGTTGCTCCGCACTCTGACGGCTTCACATACCAAAACTGTGAAAATCTAAGGCGTGTTATATTTCATTTCTATGCGTGAGTATTTATGTAACACTCACGCTAATTAGACGCTTGCTGTTTACTCTGTCCACGAGAACAGCTAGTAAGTGGGCAAGGATTTGAACCTTACATGATTGAACTCCCACAACCGCAACAGTCGGTGTCAATCTTATGTGTAAGCGTCTACCTCATTCCGCCACCACTTTTCTTTTTAATGCCCTATAAGCTCTGTCCGTTCCTTGCAGAACCATTTTACAACCTTTGCACATAGCATCGGCGTTACTGTTTATCCCTACTTCTGGGATATCAGCTAATAAATCTTGGTTCTCAAAATAGCACTTGATAAGTGATTATGGAATATATTCACCATCATAATCTGTTAATACGGGATAACCCTGTTGACATACTTTATGGAATTCATCAAGACCTTTATCTCTTATTATTTCAAGAAAATAGACAATTAACTTTTCTGTCTCTGGATGAAAATGTCTGCCTTTTCTTACTTTGTTGAAATAATTAAGCGGTTCATCTTGTGTCCATTTTGCATTGCTATATACTTTACCTGCACCAATCCAATCACAGACCATTTCTATAACATATTTTGATGGCATTTTATTTGCAATAATATTGCCGTTATCATCAAAATCTGTCCACCATTCCCAATGATGTTTATTTACACCTTTGTGATGCAACCATGCCATAGAATAACCACAATCTTCTTTTTCTGCCTCAATAGGACTTCTGTTTCCTTGAAAATATTTTGCAGATGCAAAAAATTCTATAGCACTAAACTTTGATAAATCATGCGTAATACCCTGCCATATTATGCCACAAGATTTGCATTCTTGATATACAACCATTTTATGCTTACATATTGTTTTTAAATGTTTCCATTTTGCTCCTATGATTACCCCTCCTCATTTACTCATACGATTGAGCCTTACGGCTCACTGTCCGCGCTGTAGCGCCATTTTTGATGCCCTGTAAGCACTGTTTTGCTTCGTCTTTACTGCGCCGTAATCTTGAACTGTTCACCGTAATATTCTATCCTTTTAAATTTTAGCTTACCGTACCAAGCGCTTCGCATTTGTTGGTATCTTTGTTTTTGACACTCCCCATGCCTAAAGGTAGGGGATTCTTGCTTCATCCACTTACCGCGCTAACCCGAAAGGTTCAACGTCTTACATTGTGTCCACAAGCGTATATTCGGGTATGTCCTACCCTATTTGCCACTGTCTTAGGCTAGTGACAGCCCTTTGTTGTCGCGCCCATTTCAGCAATTCTGCGGGTAAGGATTTGAACCTTACATGATATGATTTCCTTCAAAAACAACAGTTTCTTTTATCACAAAGACTTGTATCATATCTTCTGTCAAAAGCGTCTACCTATTCCAGCCACCGCATAAATTATTTAATTCTCACCAATGTTCTTTTAATATCATTGGCTACATTCTCTTTATTTGAAGCTACTATTGCTTCAATCACGTCCATAGGCTCACATCTACAGCTATGACAAACTAAATCTATTATTTTCTCTGGTTCTGACATTCCGTCGTCAAGCTTTTTATGTGTCTCTACAATTTTTCTTTGAATCTCAGTCATAAATAAAATCCTTTCGTCTTCGTAGGCGAAACCCATAAGCAAGCTCATGGAAGAAAGCCTTGTGGGTATACCTATATAGCAATCCGCTTTTCTGTTAAATATCTGCCCCGTGGTTCAAGCAATCTCATGTTCTTGTAACCTACGGATGCATTTAAACGTGTTCCATCTAAAAGTCTTAAATCCATACGTCCTGTTATCCGTCTGCCAAAAATAAAACACTCTATACGATTCCACAGAACTTTGTCAAACAATCTGAAACCTTTAACCAAATATTCAGCTTGATTACGTTTCCTATAGCCGCCCTTCTGAATAGTATTTTTATGTATCTGCCTGTTGTGACAACGTACTTTCTTTTGGTAAAAAACATATCCTAGTGGCTTCGCTAATGAATTGCCACTAATACACCTCGCATCAATGTAATGTTCTTTTGGCAAGCCATGTTCTATACGCTTATTCTTTGTAATATATCCATATGTCATGTGTACATTCGGATATGTTTCTTTAAGTTTGTTATAGAAAGTCCACCGCATAATTCCCATAAAAGCAGAATCTTTAAAACTAGCGCCACGCTTAATTGACTTAGGTAGTTGTACATTCCCTTTATGGTACTGAATGTGGCAATATTCACAAAGCGTTACTAAATTATTTGGTGCATCACCACCTGTCTTTCGGCTTTCAATATGATGGACATTCAGTATATTGTCTTTTGATTTACCTTTACAGCATTGGCAAGTATGGTTATCACGCCATAACACATATTCTCTGACATTCCAAAAATCTAACTGTTCGCCTTGCTGATATTCAACTCCTTGTATATTTGGATTTTTAATCTTCTGAATATCAAATTGTGCTGTTTCCACAGTAATCTTAGTTATTGGAAGTATCTTATGCACATTTGCAATTACTGTAAGGTGAGTATTAATCTTTTCTTTGATGCTTGGTGCAAGCCATCCATCACCTCTACGTCTATTGTCAAATCTAGCCTTGCGATATCTAATCTTGCGGTTACGTCTCGCCCTACGATTTTCCCTACGAGTGGATAACAGCTCAACAATGTCGTTACGAAGTTTCACATCTGCTTCATAAAGAACTTTATCCTCTGTTGTAGCTGAAACTCCGATGTGTTTACTTCCTGCATCAATTCCAAGACTAATAGGTTGCGTATAATTTGTGCCTTTATACAAAAGTTGTATTGTAAACGGACAACGTTTAATGACTTTAGCTTTACCATCTTCAAGAAGATGCCTAACCTTTCCATACCGATTAGTCGGCATTAGTGGCTGTCCGTCTGCGTTTAACACGTATACCATAATCGGTATTCCTTTCCTGTGAACTTAATCACATAATTCAGTTCCATACTGAACTGTAATGATACCTTCGCCAATGTTAATGAGAGGTTTTATATATCTACAACACTATTCCTATACCACAGAATTGTTTAATCACAGACCTTAGAACTACAAGCTAGGTATTATACTCGTAGGTAACTATATATTCTCTCTTAACGTAGTTCAGCCAATAGGCTTCACTTAGGCTACTCACTCTGGGTTGTTAGACAACCCCACGGCTTGCCGTGGGTATTAGTGAGGCTTGCTCATGCCTAGCGTGTTCAAATACTCCTCAGACCAAAAAGGATAAGGCTCTAAATCACTTTCATCTTTCCTTAGTCCATAACTTTTTATAAGCTCATCTAAATAATTCGCCACCAAATCACTCAACACTTCTGAAACATCTAGCGAATAGATTTCACACGTCTCTTCAATTTGTCTTTTTACCGAATCTTCAACTTCTACATTACACATAATGTTCCTTTCAGTCGATTTTTCCTTCGTATCTCAAGACCTTTTCCATTAGCGTCAATAAATAATTTACTGGCTTTGTCGCGCCTTGCTCCCAATTTCTTATTGTCTTTCTAGGTATTCCAAGATACTCAGAAAATTCCTGTCTTGTCATTTTTGATTCTTCTCTCATTTTTCTAACATCCATTTACATATCCTCACTTATAATACAATATTACCCTTATTAGGCACTATTGTCAATTATATTCACACCATTTCTACAAATTTTTTCTGCATCAAATCGTATGCTCTTGAAATTTCTCTTTCTATCACATCGTTTTTATTTATACGCTCATGCGTTATCGCATCATCAAATGTAATGATTGCTCTGACTTTAATCTTAACCCCTTCTTTTTCCTTAATCTTTTTCACAGGGTTTCCGCGCCCTAAAATTTCTTTCCATTGTTTTATTATCTTGTCGTTATTAAACTCATACTCAAACTTGCCTTTCAACTGATTGCTGAATATTTTTTCCACATCGAACTTATCATTTATTTCCCATGGAATTTTATATCCATTTTCGCCTTCTTTAAAATTCAATTCGGGCAATACTTCCAAATCAGTTACCAATACAGGTATTCCAAGCTCAAGAGCTTCAACCAAAGAATAACAAAAACCTTCGTGGTCTGATAACTGTGCTAAGTAATCAGCACTTTTTATATAAGGCGCAATATCAAGAGTAGGTTTTAAAAATGTTATGTTGGTTGCTCCTTGAATCGGAGAATCGCAAAAGCACAACCAAACAAACGGAATATTGCGCTTTCTCAAAAGATTAGAGAGCGCTACCATTCTCTTTTGCCCTTTTTCATTAGTGCCAGTTCTCGTAGCAGAGACAATAATAATAGCCTTTTTAACATCTTTTGGCGCAGTTAAGTTATGTATAGTTTTATAATCCTTTTTGAAATCTAAATAAGATTTTGCAACAGCCTCCGAAACAGGAACAAGGTAGTCATTGTCTTTTGGAATTACAAGAGCCTCATCCCACTTACATGAATGAACCATCTGTACTTTCTGTCTGTAAAAAACATTCTTCGGAGAATCGTCTGTTATTCTATTTACAATAAGCGTATCGCATTCGATATACGTAGATAAATCGTTTCTCTCTACCCTTGCAAACTCCTTTAATCTAGCTTTCTGCTTTTCATCTATAATTTTATACAAGACCGTTATATCATAGCTTGGTGACATTTGCTTGCAAAAATTATAAATAAATGTTTCTATTCCACCTATTTCAAATGTTTTTTCCGTCCATATCACAATGTCTGTTTTTATCGGCATTACAACTCTTGTGAACAAGTTTGTCGGATAACCTCTTAATTCCGTTCCATGTATTTTTCTTGGCGGCATTACTAAGGCATACTCACTTAACTTCGGAATGTTGTTCTGGTTAGTCATAAGTATTATTTCAGCCACTTTATTGAGTTCCCTAAATTCTGAAATAAGGAATGTCATGGCTTCGGTTACTATAGGGAAATAGTATATTACTCTTCGAGTTCTCAAAAGTCCTTTCTGAAATCTTTTTGTCAAAGAATCGGGTGTATTAGTCCTGTAAAAATACATAAATTCCGATATAAAAGCTTTCTTACCTTTGCTCTCGTCGATTTTCTTGATAAATTCTGCATCTTCTCCAATTGATTTATTAGGATTAAACCTAACATTCCCTATAAAGCTCTTTTTGTAAACTCTATTCCATACACATTGATTAGTCGCAGGAAACTTATCATCAATAGTTTTTATTTCAACTACTGTTTGTCCTCCGTCAGAAAACGTTTTCCACGACATGTAGCAATAATCAAAAGCTGTTTTTTCGATTTCATCCAAGATAAGTTTAATATAATTATCAGACACTAAATCATCTGAATCTATAAACGATATATATTCCCCATGAGATTTGCTTATGCCTGTATTTCTAGCCTCGCTAACCCCTTTATTGCTTTGATAATAAAAATTCACCCATTCATAATTGCTTTTTAATTTAGGACAAGAGCCATCATCAACAACAATCACCTCTACCTTATCATTTACTTGAGGAGCTAAACAATCAAGTAATTCGCTTAAATAAGGCTCTGAATTATACGCAGGAATTATCACGGTTAATTTTTTCATACAACTCATCAAGTTCGTCTCCATATCTTCCGAAAAACCATTGTTCAAATTTATCAAACTCTTTTACACGCTCATAGTTATAATCTATCGCTTTGCTTCTCTTTCCGTACTCCCAATGCGGATTAATCAAAATCTTATCTACAATCTTAGGAATGTCGTTTATATTATCAACCCTTACTATTCCTTCTTCATCAAATAATCGCCCAATATTTCTCGCTCCGTAATATATCGGCACACACTTATTCGCAAAAGCGTTCCCGATTTTTTCTGTAAACCACCAGTCATCAAGATAATTTTCTATGCATATCGAAAACTTATATTCCTCGTATATTTGTGCAGTAGTCACATAACTACCGCCATCATAAGTTCCCATACAGTCTACTTTATCTTCCAACTCTTTGCAAAGCGCTTTTCTTATTATGTGTTGCGCACACATCTCCTTGTCAGAAGAACAAAAAGATATGTTTTTCAGTTTATTCCATCTGCTGTCATTCCAGTTGCCAAGCCCTTCTTGACCGCCTCCCCACAGAATCAGTCTTGAATTAGGCAATAATGATAACAACTGAGAATCATGGGTAAATACCATTGCAAACTCTTTACCGTTATATTCCATCCATCTATACAACTCTGGATTTAAAGACCTCGGTTCTATCAAAATAGCTATAGCCTTAGATTTATCTATACCCTTTTCCCTCATCGCAATATAATCCACTAGGCAAGTAATATACTTTTCACCTTTAACCATATTGTGATTTGGAAAATGGTCATATGGGCTATACATCTTAAGCCTCATTTTAATACCTCTCATTTTTGTAAATTTTGCCCATTTAAGACGTTTTTATGTCTTAATGATAATTTCCTTGTAGTTAATATAAAAACTCAAGGAAGGTAGGAAATTTTTATATTTGAGGGCATATTATTTATTCAGCACATACCTTGCAAATTTACAACAGTGTCCATACTTATCAACCTTCTCAATATCAAACGTTGTAATATCATATCCTTTTTTTCTTAACTGGAATATTATAGCCGAAAGTCTTGTAGCCCCAAACATGTTAATCGCTTCCATACTTGTAATGCTTCCGTTTGATTTTAAATACTTAAGAACCTCACTGGTTTTATTTCTTTTAACTGGCGTTACAGCTTCATGTCTTTTTATAAATGCTTTCATTTTGTTACCTCCTTCTTGGCACGCTTCGCATCCCTTAACTCTTTCCTTCTTGCATTTATCTCGTCTTTATGCAAGTTGTAATAATCTAACGCTTTCTTTCTACGCTCGATTATATTACTATTATACCTCATTTGATTCTTTTTATTTATATTTTCTTTGTTTTTCTCATAATACTTGGCGTGCCTTGCTTTATCTTTTTCTTTGTTTTCTTGGCGATACCTCGCAGACTTTTCTTTTATCTCCTCTTTGTTTTCTTGATAATATTTAGCGTGTCTTATTTTATCCTTTTTCTTCAAAAACTCTTTGCCCGCGTCATTAATATCATCCAAAGCATATTTACAGTTTTTTAATTTGCAATTTAAACAATCATATCCACAATTTAATCTCACCCTTGTTTTTCAATCCTTCCGATTTCATCAAGTGCATCAATTATAATTCTTGCTATGCTTTGAGATATTTCACTGTTATTATATTTCTGCGGAAAAGCATTAATCTTAGTCATATACGTTTCATAAAAAGCATCGTCTTTTACTTCCGTATCTCTCATCTCTTTTATTAACTTCCATGCCTCAGTGTACGGTTCGTACACCGAGGCTTTAAATTTATCCATCTGCTGTTCTGTCATATATTACCCCCATGGAAGGTCATCGTCTTCCTCTGCATCTCTAAATCCCAAATCCTTTTCAAGTTTCATTTCTTCTTGCTGTGGCGCTTTTGCATTTGCCATATCAATCCATCCGTAATTATGAACTTCATCCACGTCATTTTTTAATCTTTTCGTTTCCTTTTCGTAGAACAGTTCGTTGTACGAATCATCTACTGAGCCAAATCTTGCCTTTGCGCAGTGCCATATATTAGTTCCGCCAGTTCCCGTCCAGTTCACACCAAAAAATTGATTATAGGAATTATCAAAGGTCTGATTCCTTCGATAGACAAAGATTATATTGTCCATCGCATTAACAATATCTGACGTTCCGCTTATGTCATACATTCCCAAAAGCCCCATAGGTTTCTTGGGATGGCAAACAATAATAATGTGTATGTTTTTGCGCTGTGCAAATTCATGTAACTGCCAAGCAAATCTTGACTGCGCCTCATACTTTTCTTTCGACAATCTTGATATATCAAGCGCCATCAGATTGTCTATGCAAAGCATGTCAAGCTTATGTCTGTCAACCATTTTATCGAACTGCTCAATAATAGCCTCGAAATCAAATCCGTATTGGTTATTGTATAACCAAAATTTTCCTTCAAGCCAATCAGCTATCTTCTCTTGGTACTTATAAGGCACATCGTAATAACCTTCCCACATAGTCGGTTCAACATAACTTCTTCCTGCACCTTGCTGATACATCCATCTCATGTAATCATCTTCTGCAAGCTCTCCACTAAATACCGCCACATTATTTCCTGCATCAATAGCATTAAGTATTATCTGTGAGAGAATTGTAGATTTTGCACTTCCTGCTTGTCCGCTTAAAGCCGTAACGTCTTTCTTTCTAAGACCTCTATACTTTTTATCAAATTCATATATGCCAGTCTTGATAATCTGTTCCGTCTGTTTAGGTCTAGCTAATATCTGCTTTGCGGTAAAGAAGATAGGCTCTCCTTCCTTTTGCTCGATATGTACTGGTTCTGGCTTAGCATCTCTGTTATATGAGTTGAATATCTGCCTTTCTTCCTGCTGACGCTTACGCTCATAAGCGTCTGGCTCAAACAACATTCTTACATCTTTCCACGTCTTATCAGCACATGAATTATGCAAACACTTGAAGGCAATTGCACCATTGCTACGCTTAAAGATTGCCGCATCCTTACCCGTATGGTTATGGTCGAACGGACAATGCGTTAAGCAATACTTCGTTCCACTCCCATAAGAATAGGCGGCATAGCTAATTCCATATTTCTGCATCCACGCTTCAATGTCAAAGCTCTCAGATGAATAATTATTGTATCGGCTAGGGTTTATCTGTTCCGCCTTCACAAGCCCGCATATCCTTTTGATATACATTGAATCAACAGGTGTTACAACTTCTGGCATCTTGATAATCTTACTCATACGATGAGGTCTTTCCTCGGTGTTTAATCCCTTTTGAGCAAGAGTACCATAAAGCTTACAAACTCTTGAAGCATTGAAGTTTACTTGGTCTATTTTCATCTCATCATCAGAGAACAACTCATCTAATGCTACCAAGAAGTTTTTTAGCAGGTCTGCGTTTTCTTTGTTGTTCTGCATCTTTAGCTTGTACAACAAATGATATCCATTGCCAGAGAATCCTATTATCGGTCTTGGGAATCCCTGTTCTAACAAAAAGTTATGAACTTTCCCGCACTTTGCAAGAGCTTTATCTATCTGTTCCTGCGTTGATGAAGTGTCTTTAGGTCTCACAGGGTCTATATCAATCAATATCCATTCTCTCGCCTCAATGTCATTGTCTGATGTTGAAGCAATCTTTCCCGAAATAAGCTTATCTCTCTGCGCTCTGCTATAACAAGCCTCGTCAATCGCATTAAGAACAATATAAACATTTGAATCCTGTAAATCCTGCTTCTTTAAACACTCAACAGCCTTGTCTGCACTTTTGAAATAACCGCTGTAAGGGAATTTTGAACGCTGAGATATTATACGAATTTCAAATACTCTGTCATCCCCTTTGATAGCATTAATTGCTTTTCTTACTTCAACTTCGTTGATAAACGTCATATGTATTCCTCTCCCTTACTGATAATCAGCGTACCGATTATTCTGTACTTCTTTTGTCTTTTCTTTCCGTTCTCTCATTGATACAAAGTCTGGTCTGAGAGCATATATGTCTTGCCAAGTCTTAAACACTGACTGGTCTAATATATCAGCCTGTGTATATTCATCCTGTGACAATCCTTCAAGTTTCTTTTTGAGCTGTTGTATCGCTCTTTCAGTCATCGGCTTTTTAATTGCATTTCTCATAGCAAGAAAATCATTGAAAGCTGACTGCACAATCTCTGAATCTGAAAAATCATATTCCTTCAAAAAAACTTTTTCTTTTTTTACTTTTTCTTTTTTATTTATATTTATATCTTTATCTATATCTATATCTATATCTGTCTCGTTACCTTGCGTAACAGTATCGTTACATGTAACGTTACACTCTAATTTCTTTTTCTCTCTATACTTCGCAACCCTAAGTCTGGTCTGCTCTCGTATCTTTTCCATGCCTTCAATATTTTGATATTTTTCCCAGTTTGAAACATGAATTATGTCATCAAAAATATCAATCATTCCAAACTCAACAAATGTTCTAAGCGCAAGTTGTACGGTAGGAAGCGGTCTATTAAACATTGTCGCCAACATCTGTTCCGTAAACGGTATATCTTTAGTAAAATAGACATTCCCACAATCATTTACATTTCCCGCAAGCATCAATATTTTGAACCAAATGACAATTATCGAATCTCCTTCTGGCATTGATTCAATAATTCTAATTTTCTTATTATCAAATACATCTGTAGCAATTTTTATCCATTTTACGTCAGCCATTTTTACCCCCTGTAACGTTACATTTTACTTGTAACGTTACACTCATTTTGTAACGTTACATCTTTTTGTTCGTTCAAATACAGTTCATATTCCTTGTAAAGTTTCATAAAATCATCAAAGCGCATACATACAAGAGTTTCGCAATGATTTTTTCTAAAAAAAACAGCAGGAATGTTACCCTTGCCTTCTTCGGAACTATCATTTATTGCTTGCGCCATCCAGTCGTATATCATAATCTTTTCTTGATGCTTGGCTTCGATATGTATTCCATCAAGCCCCACTACATCGGAAGCGTCGCCAGTGTTTCCACAATACTGCGCTGTGCGTCTTGCATCATAGCCATATTCTTTAAGTTTTGATGCAATCTCGCGTTCGTAACGCTTCCCTTTTTCTCTGCTCATTTTTCCCATTCATACCTCTTTTCTGCCACGGATTTTTATAACCGCCGTGGCTCGGTTCGGGTAACTCTATATTATACGAATGGAAGTTCTTCGTCAATACCTTCTGGAATATTCATAAAGCCATCGTTATCAGTAGCATTATTAGTGGTATCTCTAGGTGCGGCAGGTTCATTGCTCTGCTGAGACTGTCTTTCAACAAATTCAGAAGAATCTACAATAACATCAGTTGTATATACTTTCTGTCCGTCTCTGTTGGTATATGAGCCTGTCTGAATATGTCCAGTTATGCCAATCTTCATGCCTTTTCTGAAATACTTTTCAATAAACTCTGCGTTTTTATCGAAAGCGACACAACTAATAAAATCAGCGTCATATCTTCCTTCTGCGTTCTTAAATTTTCTATTGACCGCCAATGTCATTCTTGTTACCGTCTTTCCGTTCGCGTTTCTTACGTCTGGGTCTGCTGTGAAATTTCCAATAAGATTTACTACGTTCATTATTATTCTCCTTTTCCAAAAAATAGTTCAGTTACATCTACTGCTCTTAGTTTAGCTCTATATATTTTATTATTTCTATCAATTTTATACCAATCATCGCACTTAAACTCTCGACATATAAGTGGTCTGACTTCGTAAATAGTACACTTATGAGTAGCTTTTGTGTCATCTAAAAAAGGGCATGTGGCATCAAACAAAGCCTCTCTGTGAACAAATATAGCGTGTTTCTGTTGCTTTATATTGTGCTTCTTGATGTAATTGCGGATAGTATTGATTTCCTTATTATTCAAGGCTAAATAGCGAGAACAACAGTTGCCACACTCACTACATTTTCCATTATGAGTAAAGTCATGTGTGCCATTTTGATAATCATTTGCCATTTCTTCAACACTTCCAATTTTCATTCTAGTCCTCCAAAAACCCTGTTGAAAATTTTATTATCATCACTGGTATCTTCTTCCTCAAAAAGCCCACTTAAGCTCTTAGCAAGTTGCTTTATACGCTCAATTTTTTCTGTGTATTGCTTGGTGAGTTCCATGAGCCTTTCATTGGACAATGATGCAATCTCTAAAATGTCACGTATGTCATCTTTTTCAAACACTTCGTTGTCCATCAGTCCTTTAAAAAGTGATACGAGTTCCGCTTTGATTATTTCAACATCGCCAGTTATTTCAACTTTGCCATTTTCACTTTTAATCATTTCCCACTCCTTTAGAGATAGTTTTTACCATAGCGTTTAATCCAATCTTCAATTTTTTTGTTGTAATGCTCAAGCCAAGTTTTTTCTGCAAGCTGTTGTAACTCTTCCTTGTAATCGCCATGTTGATGAAGTCTCATGTGATGAGAGTGGCATAATTGGCAATGTAAGCCATCTTTTTCAGCGAGAACTCTTTTGGAAGTTCCGAACACCATATGGTGTTTGTCAGTTCCCTTTATGCCGTCTATGCCTTGCATCTTGCAAATATAGCAATATTCGTCATTATCTGGGATTATGCTTTTGCTCATGCTGTAATTCAACCTCCCTCATTCTTTGCAACTCATTCGGTGTCAACACTTCGATATCAAGCGCTTTAGCATCTTGTACTGCAAAATCTACAAGAGCTTGCATTTCTGATACCGAAAACGAACTGCTACCCCTTAATAAAACATAATATCTGTATCTCACTCCGTCATTACCTTCAACAGTTGCACTTCTTGGAGCAATATGGTACGTAAGAGCATTTAAAGCCTCATTTTCGGCTTCTACTGTATCGGGTATTAAAGTATATACAGGTTTGTCTTCAACACGCTGTACGAGACCGAGAGAGCGTAAATTAAGGTTATGTAGTTTGGCTTTTGGTTCATGTGTTTTCACGGCAATCTTTTCAAGTAATTGCCAATAATAAGCATTACTTGAAAGACTGCGTTTCTTTTTATGGATAGTTAAATCCCACATGGCATCTTGGTCTATATTATTACTGGTTAAAAAAGCTATTATATCTTTTGCTCGACCTACAAATGAAGCCATATTCTACTCCTCTACTTTTTTGCATCTGGTGTGTTTGAAAATTTATTAAGGATAACAATAGCCTCGGTATCTGTCAGAGATTCAAGACTCTTAGCCTTAAACATCGACAATATAGTAACTTCGTTGATGCCTGTTCTATTCATCTCACTCTTGATTCTTTCTAACTGTTCGGGTGTTGCGTTTCCGCCAGACGGAAGAAGTGTTTTATCAACGCTTGATTTCAGCTTCTCATTCAACTTAGCATCAGAAGCGCTTTCCTTTGAACTCTTCTTGTTCTGCTGATTCTGATATTCGTCAGTATCAGCATCTTTAGTATCATCAATCAAGAACATTCCGTTGAGTGCGTACTTTCTTGCGTAAGAGGATGTTGCACCAGTTATCTGACTCCAATCCATTCCCTTTTTATCAAGTTCTTCTCTAGCATAGGCAGTGTTTTCAACAGTTTCGCCAGTTTCAATATCAACGAGCCTAACAACCGCTTTGACATAATACCTATCACCAATAAGCTCAAGTGAATCAGAGATAAACAATGTTGCCTTGTATTTCTTGAGTACAGGCTTTAATCCTTCAAGAATATCCTCGCACGAACGATAATTGTACTTTCCGAAAGAATTGTAAGCATTCTTTGGTGCTTTTAATTCTTCTTGAATTGATGATAATTTCTCATAAATCCCCATATTATTCTCCTTTAATTAATTTGTATTTGACTTCCATAAAGTCTAATGTTTGTAAGACTTTATCTAAATCCTTTAGGCTTATAATTATGCTTGCTGTACTAGGCTTTGTCGGTGGCTTTTCTTCATGTTTTGCCGCACACTGCTCATCTTTTTGCGAGGCGCTGATAACTTCTTTGTCTTTTAGATACTGTTGATTTCTGTTGATAACTGCCTTTAAATCTCTAGTCTTCTTATAGATTTTGATAAGCTCATCGTTTATCTCACTATTAAGTGATTCAATGATTTTTAAATCATTTCTTACGGCTACAACCTTTTCTCCAATATCAAAAGCAATATCTTTTTCAGAGTAAGAAACGTTTGTCCATTTGGGATTAAAAATTAAATCAAATGGCAAAAATTCCTCAAGTCCTTGAATATTGTTATCGTAAATCTCTTTTGCTACCTGTGCTTTTGCTTGAGCCTTTTCTTCCGCAAACATCTTGATTTGAGTGTCGATTTCTTTGATAGGTTTATCTATTTCTTCGAGAAGAGTTTTTACTTGTCCTTCAAACTCGTTGTAAGGAGTCATAAAATCTTCTTTTAATTCCTTTCGCCTATCATCTACTGCCTTGTGAATCTTTCTTAGTGTTGCGAGTTCTTTCTTAAACTCTGGGATAGAGTCTTCTGTCACTGTCAAACCAGAATATGCACTCATTTGAATTGCAAGAGCTTTTTTAATTTCACTGAAATCGCATTCAATTTTTCCTGCTGTTTGCGTGACGTTTAAATCAAATCCTACCATAACGCTCCTTTCTTTTACTTATAAAATCTTTGTCCGTATTCTTCAAACAGAAAAGATTTATTTTTTCTATGCCAACTCTTTGAACTATTAGAAGATGATTCAAAGAATAAAGCGCCTTGTGATATGTCTTTACCGCCTTCCAATTCGGCTAATGCCATATGAGTTTCACTTGTGGGATTAGCTTTTTTAAAAACCCCATTTCCCATTACAGCAAATTGATACTGTCCATTGTGTTTTTGATAAATAACTTCTCTAACAGTGTTCGGGAAATTCTCGTTTTCTACGCGATTCATAATTACATTCATTACAACAAGCTGTCCTTCTACGCCTTGATTTCCCGCTTCACTCCAAGCAAGTTTCATAATCATTTCCGCTTCTTCTTGAGTGAGTTCAACAATACTTTCGTCTATACTATACTCTTCATTGCTAGAAGTTGTATAAATTGGAATTTCATCATGTTCATCTGTATTTTCATCTATTATATATGTTTCGATAGGTTCTATAACAACTTCTGTTTTTCGGGTTGATAATGTCATTAAAACAGTGATTAATATTGATAACATAATTGAAATAATCCGTTTCATGCCTCCCTCTCCTGTTCACAATTTTGTGTTCGCCAAGAAAATTTTTCTTTTTAACGTATCAGATAAATTTAAAATCTTAGCAAGATTTTCAAACTCGGATATTTTAACCTCGCTACCTCTAATAATAGCATAAAGACGCTCCCGTGAAATTCCTGCTTTTTTAGCAATGTGGACTTTTGTTATTCCACTGTCTTTTATAACTTCTAGCAGTAATTTACCATCCGTCATCCTGTTACTCCTTTCTCATGTGTTGACACTCCCCATGCCTAAAGGTAGGGGATTCTTGCTTCATCCACTACTGCACTGACCGCAAAGCGGTTCAACGTCTTACATTATGTCCACAAGCGTAAATTCCCGTATGCCCTACGGTATTTGTCACTATCTTAGGCTAATGACAGCCCCTTGTTTAAAATATTAATCGCCGCATTGTAGTCACGGTCATGCTTTGTATGGCAGAATGGACATTCCCATTCTCTTACAGACAGATTTCTCACAAGCGGATTAGCTTGACCGCAATTATTACAGGTTTGACTACTTGGATAGAATGTGGGTACTTTTATTATTGTGTTGCCATACCACGTAGCCTTGTAGTCTAGCATTGTGAAAAACTTGCTCCATGAAACACTTGATATTGCTTTCGCTAATCTATGATTGCGCATCATTCCTTCAATGTTTAAATCCTCACAGCAGATTGTTTGGTTTTCACTCACTAGCTTTGTGGATTCTTTTTGCAGGAAATCATTTCTTTGGTTAGTTACCTTTTCATAGATTCTTGCAACCTTAATGCGCTGTTTGTTTCTGTTCCTTGAACTTTTTTGTTTCCTTGATAGTCTGCGCTGTTCACGCTTTAATTTCTTTTCAGACTTTTCAAGATACTTAGGGTTATCAACCTTGTTACCATTACTATCCGCATAAAACTCTTTAAGTCCTACATCTATGCCAATTTCTTTCCCATTGTTCTGCTTAAGTTCGGGTTCAAAATCTACATTCAGCACCGCAAAGTATTTACCCACAGGTGTTTTCTCAATGGTTACGTTATTGATATGACCTACTTCCATTGATTGTTTTACTTTTACATATCCCAACTTTGGAAGTTTAAGATAATTGCCTACGATACGAATATTATTGCCACGATTCAAGGTTCTATATGATTGATGATTGTTGTGCTTACTCTTAAACTGCGGAAACTTCGCTCTCTTCTTAAAGAAATTCTGATATGCTCTGTCTAAATCTCTTAATGATTGTTGAAGTGCAACGGAATCAACATCTTTTAGAAAAGCAAAATCATCAGACTTTTTTAACTTTGTCAGCATAGCAGATGTTTGGATATAGTTAGCTTTTTCACCATTCTTATAGGCTTTATCTCGCATATCTAATCCTTTGTTATAGATTAGTCGGCAACAACCTAAAGTCTGCAATATTAAGTTTTCCTGTTCTTTATTAGGATATATTCTAAACTTTACACCTTTATTCATTGGCTAATCCTTTACTTATTGGCTCTTGTCGTTTATATCCCCATAGCTAAAGCTAGGGGTTTGCGCTCGTCTTGATGCAACTATCATATCGCAAAGTGCTTTAAATGTCAATACTTTTTACAAAAATGTATTTATTTTGCACACATATAAAAACAAAAAAGTCGAGCAACTGCCCGACTTTTCCACAATTCAATCATCAATAATTCCACAATCAATAATATTCATTTTACATGAACGATAGTATTGGAAATCTCCATTAGAATTAATGTAATAAGGTTCGCATGTTCTATCGCCGCAATAACACAGATGAGTACAATAGCCTCCGTTTACAACATCTGGAAAAGTAGCATGAAACTTAAAGTCTTTGACTAAGTTCAGTATATTTTTCCATTGTTCTTTAGTAAGCCATCGCCATTCCATGTTGTCGAGTTTATAAATATCTCTTCCTACACGCTCTCCAACCATTTCTCCTAACGCATTTCTTCCGCTATTTACGTTCGTTGAAACTGTTTCCGACAATCCTCTAATGGGAACTGGTAAAGAAGTTCCGTTAATCGTTAAAAGTGCCATATCAATCACCTCTTATTTGGAGAGCCGACTTACGCCGACTCTCCTTGATAAATAGTATCGTGGTTCATACTTAGTCTACAAATCTATTGCCAAGTCCTTTTTGTCCTCTATTATTAGCTTCTGCAATCTGCCTATCTCCTATCTGCACATTAACATCTTTATTGTTAATTGTATCAGCTAAGATATTAGTCTGATTTTCAATAGCATTCTTAATAGATTCATTAGCCATCGACACACCATTCGCTACTGCGGTTACTATCTGTTCATTATTTGCAACAGCCGCCTTATTTCCGAAGCTTCCAACAAATTCGGGCTTTCCGTTTTCTCGTGCGACAAATAACTCGCCTGTGTTGGGAATACCGCCCATCTGGAAACCTCTCACAAGGTATGAATTTTTATACCAGTTTTCAAAATCCGATTTAGTTCCTCGTGCTTGTCTACCTCCCACAGTAAAAAAGAAGTCATTAAACTCCCATGAGGGGTCATTGTAAAACTTTGATATGTCGTATGCTCCGCCGTGACCACTTACTACGCCATACATATTAAACGAATGATATGCGCCTGTGTCTTTGTTACGGAGTCTAACTTCAGTTCCATATCCTGTTTTTAATGCTTCAAGTTCCTTAACAGCTTCTCTTGGTATATTCCCAAGCTTAACATTATACTTATTCAAAACCTCAAGGTACTTATTAAGAGCGTCCGTTACATCGCTAGGAATATATTGGGAAGTTGCATTATTGTTTGTCTTTTTCTTTAAATCGTTTGGAGAGTTTTCATTTATTCCGTAAGTGCTTCTTATAAATGCCTTTATCTTTTCAATAGATTCAGCATCGTTTATAGCATCTTTTGCACTTGCAGAATTGCCTGTGCCATTACCTTTTTTGAAGAAAGTGATAGCGCTTCCGCTATTATCCTTCGAGCTTTGAATAACGGTTGCAAGTTCTTCTTTTGAGAGTGAAGATATAGGTCTTACACTTCCATTAATACCTATTCTTGCATCCTTTAAATCTCCAAGGCTATTCATTAAGGACTTATCAGCTAACTTCTGTAACTCTTTTACGTTAAATTCGTAAGGAGAAGCATCAGTGTAACCCCTATTCGTCATTAATGAGTTGTAGTAGCTCTCAGCTTGTTTTTTCTGCTCATCAGTTCCATGCGATTTAATAGAATCATAAAGCGCCTTTCCTGTTGAACGCAAGCTTTCAACTTTTGCATTAGCCTCTTTAGAAGCTTTATCGAAAGCCTCACCAGATGTTACCGCCTTTCCGTTAGAATCCAGAACTGTCGGATATACAGCAGGAGTATTTTTGTTGTTTTCTTCTCTCTTGGCTTCGCTTTTCTTCTTTGCTTCCTCTTGTTCTTTTTGCTTTTTCTCCTCAAGCTCTTTCTTCCGCTTCTCTTCAAGCTCTTTCTGCTTCTCATAAGACGTTGCTCTTATTGTTCCATCAGAGTTATACAAAATGCCATCTTCTTCATATGTTCCCTTTGGCATTATTGCGCCCCATGAAGTTTTTTGAGATTCTTCCTTTTCTTTCTTAGTGCTATCGGATGCATTTCCGTTTGAAGAACCAGATGAATCTCCGCTAGACGAACCACCCGAATGTTTGTCTTCATGGTCTTGCGTAGAGCCGCCCGAACTTCCGCCAGATGAGCCTCCCGAAGAACCACCGCTAACAGTATTGTTTGTGCCGTTAGTAGAAGGATTCTTACTTGTTCCACCAGTAGAAGGAGTCTTAGCTGTTCCGCCAGTAGAGGATGAACTTGAGCCGCCATTAGAACCCCATCTGTCCTTCAAGAAATCAAGTACACTGCGTCTATCTCTTGAGTCAATCCTTGTTCCATTGCTATCAGTTATAGGGAACTCTCCGTCAGCAATTCTTCTTCTAAGAGCTATAGGCAAATCATCTGTAAGTCTTACAAGTTGACCGTCAACCATGGCAAACAGACCGACTTTTCCGTAGTTTGTATAAAGGAAAATATCTTTGCCGTTATTCGCTGTAACAGTTCCATTTCCGTCAGAAGCAACACTTCCCGTCTTTCCTCCTGTTGATGAAGAACCACTAGAAGAACCGCTTGAAGAACCGCTTGATTTTCCAGTTGACGAGCTATTTGAAGAACCGCCTGTCGAAGAATTACCGCTATCCCTCTTAGCTCCCGCTACCGCAGGATTATCCTTATTTCCACATCCGTTGCAATTGCAACAACATGTGCATTCGCACTTAATGTTACCAAGTTTATTTATCAATGCGTTTATAGCATCTATAAGCCTTGATGTAGCATTGTTCCAAGAATCTGTCGTTGCATGTGCCTCAAAAGTAATAACTCCATCAAGCTTCTCGTTGAGTTTCGCAAAGATTTCATCAATCTTAGCTTTTGCTCTATCAGCCCAACGAACAAGATAATCATAAGCATTATCCAACTCGTTCTGGAATCCCGACGCAACGCCTGTAAGTATATTAGGTGCTTTAAACGATTCAAGAGCTTGTTTAATCCTGTCAAGCCAAGCCTTTACTAAATCAAGGACTTTTGCCATTTCTTGATTAACATTGTCCGAAATACCCTTGAAGAGTTTTATGTTATTCAGCTTTTCAAATTCTAACTGAATCCAAGCTACATAATATCTGACAATATCAAGAACTTTAGACAACTCCTTGTCGGCTTTTTCACTGAGTCCGTTAAGGAAATTATCAGCAATACCGTTTAATATTCCTTCTACAGTATCTCTGAATTTTCTTATTCCTTTTTCAACGCGCACAAGGAAGCTACTAATCATGTTGCCTAACTTATTCAAGCGTTTTCTAGCATCAGACATTGAACTGTTTCCAAGAAACATATCGGCAAAAGTACCAGTATTCTGAGAAGAAATGGTACTTGTTGTGCTAGCAGTTGTACTGATAGATGAGTTTCCTGTTACGCCCTTTTTAGGATTGCCCCATTTCTTTTTTAGTTCCTTAATCAATTTATCCTTAGCTGTATTATCTAAAGCATCGTTTTTTACAACTAGGTCAATATTTCTTGAAAGGATTTTCCATTTCAAATCATCACTAAGACCATCGGTAATAGCATAATCTTTGCCATCTACTCTTATATATACATCTTGTACAGCGCCAGACATTGTTCTTGCTTTATAAGTATTTGTATCAGAGTCAGTATAAATAGGCGGTTCTTCTTTTGTCGAAAGAGTTGTGCTAGACGATGCTTTGAAATTACTTGCGAAATCGCTATCCCTCAACGCTTCGTAATATTTCGCATCACCGTAATCGCTATCATCATAAGACATTCCACCAATCACAAAAGGATTGAATATCGTAGAAGTCGATGATGTTGAAGCATTAATCTTGATATCTTTCAACTCTTTAGCAATTGCACGTCCAATAATCTCTCCGAAATGCGCCCAATCTATATCTTCGAGAACATCTCTGAATGCACGAGCCATTGTTCTTCCGAAGTTTTCCCAGTCGTAAGCACCGCCAAAACCAGTAGCTATAAGCCATCCTGCGTCTCTCCAATTGACATTTTTATTAAATGCCGCGGCGAGTTGCGCTCCTGCATCTGAGTAGTTTGAATTAGCTTTGAAATTTTCAGCAAACTTCTTCCAATCGTAAGCATCGAAAAAGATATTTAATGCTTCTACTATTACATCTCGTAATCTATCATAATCTACGCCGCCGAATTGAGTAAGAGTACCACCGCCTACAGTCAAACCACCACCACCTGCGTAGGTCTCCTCCATTTTCTTCGAGCCTTCAATAACACCATCAGAGTTAAAATCAACCTCTTTTACATGAAGCCTATCTGCAAATATGTCTTCAACGAGAAGGATTTTTGACGTGATTTCATCGGTGTTTATGTAAGATGCAGTAATTGTTCCGAGCTTGGGGTCTTTAAGCGTAATAGGAACTTTCTTGTCTTTGTTGAAAAGGTCTTCCCAAGTTTTCGCATAAGAATCATCCATCTCTGGCGTAACATCCACGGGAACAGAATACTTATCTTTCGATTTCTTTCCGCTAAAGAAATCTTTAATCTTCTTGCCAAAATCCTCAATCTTCTTCTTAATCTTACCAAAGAACGACTCTAAGCCATTATCAAGCCCTTTGGGTTCAACGTCATCAAAAGTATTTGAGAAATCGAATTTATCAGCAAAAGCTCTCTTGATAAGAGATACTATCAAAGCTCCAAGCGCCATTGCAACGCCCAAAAAAGGATTTGTTGCAAACGTGATGACAGTTAACATTGTATACATGATTTTAGCAACCTGCTTTAACAGCAATGGTATGTAATCTATCAAGACTTTTGCAATTTCTTTTGCTAATTCGTCAAGGTCATTTAATACAGCTTGTGATATAGCGTCTTTTTGCTCTAATGATAACAGGAGCATCCTCAACGATATGCTTATCAGCATTCCTTTTAGCTTGCCAAGTTTAAGCTGTTTAACTATCTTCATCATCTGACGGTGGATATCGCTTGTTTCATCCCAGAAAGAATCAACAATCGCTACAATTCCGTCTATGATAGTATTCAGCGATTTAACTATTGTTTTCTCGTTGGCTTTTAAGAACTTAACAAACCTATCCGAAAACTGCTTCATTGCCTTGTCTGCATCATCAGCTACATCGCCAAAGAAATCAGCCGCTCCTGTTACTATCCCAAATAAAGTTTCTCCGATAATATCAGCAAGATTTGAGAAAGAATTGCGGTTAATCATGCCTTTCAGCGTATCTTCTATCGTGGTGCTGAACGAGCCAAATGCATCCTGTATCATCTTTCTGATGTTGTTTTTATTAGCGAATATTTTATCTATCGCATCAGCAACACCCGTTGATATCTGCTTTGCTAAATCGCCCCATTTAATTCCCTTAAGAGCAATATCTACTGCCACAACAAGGTCTACAACAACTTGCCCTACGTTGGCAATGGTATTTCTTAATGCTCCGCTGTTTATAGCGCTGTTTACAAGGTCTTTAACCCTTTTCGCAAGAGCATTAAGGTCTATGTCTAATACAGGCTCAATAAACTTAATAACTACATTAATTGCCTTGTTTAAAGTAACGCTAGTGTTATTCCAGAACCTATCATTATTAAGGAAACCGTTTATTGTATCAACCGCATTCTTTGAAAAATCATTGACGTTTCGCTCTATTGCATTCCAATCAATGTGTTCCATGGTTATGCTTAAATGCTCAGCTAACCACTTTCCGAGATTAAAGTCGGCAGGAAGTGAATCGAAAATTCCTCTCAATGCACTTGATACTTTATTAACTACATCGGCGGGGAATTTGAAAACTTCATCCCAGTTAATCGCATTCAAGCCCTTTTGGATTGCGCCCTGTATTGCGCTTCCAATGTCATAAGCCTTTATGTCATTAACAACCTTGTGCAGTCCTTCAAAAATAGTATTTCCGAATTTTGCAATGCTTGTGGTTACTTTTGATAAGAATGCTTCGTCAGCAAACACTCCGTTGATAACATCGGCAATATTTGAAGCCCATCCCTTTACACCTTGTCTAAATGTAGCCCAATCAATATCAAGCGCTCTTGTTATCGCATTCTTGAGATTTTCAGTGAGACTACTAAAGTCTATTCTGCTAAAATCAGAGAAAGCGTTTATAAATATGTCATTTATGATATGCTTGATGGTATTGCCAATATCGTTCCAAAGGCGAGTATCTCTAGCCCACTGATTAACAGCATCGGTAATGCCTTTTGTCCATCCGTCAACTGCATGTCTTACTTGAGACCAATTAATTCCTTCAAGAGCTGTTTTAATAGCAAGTGCTACTGAATCAGCCATATTTTTGAAATTAAAGCTCCATGCAAATGTATCAAGATAAGCTACAATAACATCATTAATAACATGAGCTACTGTACTTCCTATATCTTTCCAGAGCTGTTTATCTGCAAAGATTTCATTCCACATGTTTGCCAAACCTTTGGCAAGTGTAACAACTGTATCTCTTATGAGCGCCCAATCAATAGTTTCAAGCGCACCCTTTAAGAACGTTGTAATTGCCTGTCCAAGAGCTTTCCAGTCAAGGTCATGTACTGCTTCGTTGATTATAGCAAAGAGATAGTTTACTATTTCGCCTACTGTTTTTCCGAGCATAGCCCAAAATTCTTTATCTCTAAGGACTGTATTAACTATCTCAAATAATCTCTTTACGAAATTCCTAGCCTTTTCCTGTAAAGCATTCCAGTCAATATCACGAAGCTTATCTTTCATCCAATCAAGAATATCTTGAACTTGAACCTTTATACCGTCAAACGTACCATCAATAGGCACTTTTTCAAACATATCTTCTGGAAGAATGCCTTGTTTGTTGTCCTTGTTGTCGTTTAATATATTAAGTTCATCAAGTCCGTTAGTGAGATTCTTGACCTTTTTGTTAGCATCCTCTACATTCTGTCCGTAATCTTCAAAGAACTTCTTCGCCCTTAAGTAATAAGGCTGTCCTGTAAGAATAGCCATGAATTTAGAGATGTTTTCTGCAACGCCAGTAAGCATTGTGAGGAAATTCTCTACAGGTGAAGCTATTGCATTAATCAAAGGCTCAAAGATAGCTATTGTTTGATTTGCAAGTCTTCTCAAAGCTGAGAAAATGATTGAAACATTGTAATTGAGTTGCAACATTTCGTCATTTGCATTTTTTTCAAACAAAACCATATCTTCAAATGCTTGCTTCATTGCGTTTAAGAAAGCGGTAATCGACTTTCTCATCAGCATTCTTGTAAGCATTGAGAAGTATCTTGTTATGGATTTAATAGCACCTTTTAAGATGTGAGTTTGCTTAATAACCTTAGATAACTGGAAATTACTCGAAGCAAGGGTTTTTACAAAGCTAGGAGAAACAGCTAAAAGAAGTGCCTTCATTCCCTTTATAGCGGGCGCAAAAGCGTTGCCAACCTTGCCAAAGATTGAAACAATAGTCTTTCCAAAATCGCCAATCTTACGCAAGGCGCTTACGACTATCTCCGCACCGCTACGTACAATAGACACAGCCTTGTTCACTGCTCCTGCAACGGCATTAAATGCTCCCACTACAGATGAAAGCATATTCTTTGCAAACTGCATGAGGCTTTGTGTAAACTTTACAATTGAATCACGAAGCTCAGTTATGATTTTATAGTAAGTTTTGAAGATTGCTATAACAACACCCGCAACTGCGGCAACAGCACCCAAAGCAGTTGCAACAGAACCAAGCGTTCCTGCCAACTCTGACAGCCCCGCAAGCTTTCCTGCATCCATAGCAATTTCTCCGCTTTGGACTCCTTTTCCGAACAGAGTTGAAAGTTTACCGACAGACTTGCTTATATCACCTTTTCCGCCAGACAACATTTGTCCAAACTGAGTGAATCCTTTGCCTATGCTATTGCGAGTTTCCTGCTCAATTTTTTCGCTTGCTTTGCTTGCTCTTTCAAGTTCGTCAGCAAAAGCCGCGGCTCTAGCACTAGCGTCTTGAAGAGTCTCTGGCATTGCGTCAAGGTCTTCTTGTGCTTTTCTTATCTCTTCTTCGATTTCAACCATTCTGTCTTTAATGGCTTGGAATCCTCTTCCCATTCGAGATGAGCTATCTGCACCCTCGCCATTATTAAACTTCTTCATAATCGAAGCATATCTTTCATATTCTTCTTTAAGATTACGAATGTATTTTAATCCTTCGTTTTCATTGTTGAAACGAGGTGCTTTCTCAATAGCTACATGCAATTGTTCAATTATGGTTCTTAATTGATTAGCTTCTGCGCTTGCTGTAGCCCACTTACTAACTTGAGTCTGGAATACAGAAGAATCTTTATAATTCTGTTTTGTAGCCACAGTCGTTTGCATTTTAGCGTATTCTTCTGCAATGGTTTTTAAACGCTGTTGTAACATGCGCTCAGCTTCCGCAAGGCTTCTTTCAAGCTGTCTAAGAGGCGCACTGGTATCAAACATTGAAGAAATATCAATGTCTTTAATGTTTTGCTTTAAGTGGTTGGCAAAATCATCCCATGTTCTGTTAGCTGATGTTACTACTTTCTGGAATGTCGCAACGCCACTGCCGTCTAGTTTAATGCTAATCTTATTATTGCTTCCCTGTATACTTCCAAGAGAATTTAAAATCTTCGCCAATGCATCAGCTATAAGATTGAGCTTGCTAGGGTCTGCTTCTTGCAATCTATCAAGCGCTCTTGTAACAGAACCGAGGTCTTTAAGAGCCTCAATCTTGCCGTCGGGGATAACATTAAGAGTGTCAAACAATCTTTCTAGCACAAGTTCCAAGCCGTTAAGATTGCTTACATTCATCTTCATCAAGCCTTTAAGGTTATTAACCATAATCTTAAAGTTATTTAATCCTTGCCCCATACCGCTGAGCTTTGTAAGCGCTTCGCCTATAACAAGTATAGGTTCAACATTTACGCTATCATTACCCATTATATGAAGCCATGATGATAATGATTTTAAGCCTTCTGCAAGATTTTGGATGTTCTGAATACCATCTAATCCCTTGAAAGATTCAAGAGATTTACCAAGCTGAGAAATCACATTGTTTTCGGGAAGAGAAACACTTGTATCTTTCGCAAGGTTAATGATATCTCTTAATGCGTAGAACACATAAGAGAATTTATCCATATTAGTAGGAAGCGCATCATAGAAAGCTTTTATTTGCGTTCCTAAAATAGTAAGCACATTGTTTTTCTCGTCAAAGTCTGTGTATTTAAGAGCATTAAGAATAGAAGCGACAGGCTGTGCAAGCGCTCCGATTTTTTCAAATTTCTGTAATGCACTCTCGATTGAACTATCGCTAGAAAGAGCCTTTAAATAATCAAGTAATTGAGTAAGACCTTTTGTCTGCAAGTCTCTTCCATTAAGCATATCTAAGGCACTTATTAAAGAGCCAAGACCTTGACCTAATCCTCCAACATTCTTGTAGGAATCATTCAAGTGCTTAAATTTTTCAAGCGTTTCAAAAAGATTACTATTCTTTATAGGTTTTAAAGAATCGTCTAAATCCGTTGTTATAGCTTCTATAGATTCACGAACATTATAGAACCCTCTATCTGCTTCTTGGAAACCACTAACAAGCTTATCCATTGTGTCTTGCACAGTAGATGAGGTTGAGCCGAGCGTCTGAAATGTTTTTGTGAGAATTTGAAGCGTAGCGACTGTTCTTTCAGAACTGCCCGCAATATCCTTATCTCCAAACTTTTTCAGTTCGTTTGCTATTGCGCCAATAGCCCCTACATCAACGTTTTTAGTGTCTTTCAAGGCATCTGTGAGATTTGCAATGCCTTGTGTGGCTTGTCCTACAAATCCCCACTTGCGTCCATTCATTGTGTCTGTAAACGCATTTAGAGCCTGTCCAAGGCCTTTGATGTAAGAGAAATCTTTAACATCATTCTTCTTGAAAGACTCTGTTGCCTTGCTTAAATTAAGCAAGCCTAGTGCTACATCGTTTATACTTTTTACATTGTCATCAAGTCCGTTAAATGTATGAAGTGCTTCGCCAAGCTTTTTAATGTTTCTTATGCCAGTAGTAGCATCTTTTTCTACCTTAGAAAGCTTCTCAAGCACATCAACCATTTTGCTGATTCCGCCTATTACGTCATTTATACCCTTAAGGTTTACACCTACATTGGTAAAAGATTGCAAGGCTTTACCAAGCGAATCAAGCTGTTTGATGGTTTTATTTGCGTCTTTCGTAAACTCTGCAAGACCGCCTAACGCACCCTTAAGCTTTTCAATATCCTTGACGGTTTTATCAGCGTTCGACTTGCCTTTTCCATAATTATTGAGCTGAGCAAGCGCTGATGACATTTTGTCTAAAGAAACTGCGCCTTTTGATGCATTTGCTGAAAACTGCGAGAGTTTGCTTAGCGCACTTATGGCACTGTCAATACCATTTAGGTCGCCACATTCGGAGTCTACTTTAATGAGTAAATCTTCTAATTCTTGCGCCATACCATTCTCCTTTATAACAAATTAAGGGATAGTGCTATAAGCACTATTTACTTATAGTCCACTATCCCTTGTTATCAATGTGTTATGGGTTTATTTTTTCTCATAGCATTAAACTGTTGTACGTATTTCTCGAAATCTCTGCCTTCTTCAACCGCAGTTTTCTTTTGTTTGCCGCCAAATAGTTCAAACGGCTTTTGAGGGTATTTAGTGTTCTTTGCTAATACCGAAGCGATGGCATGTTGATTATAAAGACCATACAACCAAGCTTCAAGATTAGTTGCGTTTTGTCTCGAATCCATATCCATTTCATACGCTTTTTCAAAAGGTTTTAACTTGCGAGGATTCAAATGCCAGAAAACATCGTAAGGAACGTGCATCAATAATGCCGATGGAAGCCAACCCTCATTTACTGCCTCAGTAAAACTACTATACTTTTTTACTTCTTTGTTGTGGTCTTCCTTGTCTGAGGCTTCTTGTGGTCTTGAGGAGTCGGACGATTCCCAAAACCCGCATCAGCCATAGCCTCTGTGAATACACCAAAGATATCCTCAAGTGAGCCACCATTGCCAAGATGCTGTGTAAGAAGTCTACCTGCCTCTCTAACAGGAATACCTGTCATTACAGCAAGAATACCTCTTGTCATAGTCATAAGCTTTGAACGGTCAAGACCTCCATCCATCATAGCCATTACATCAATTCCCTGTCCTTCAAGGTCACAAACAAGGTTTGTGAAATCAAGCTCTGCTACAGGAAGAAGCTGTGCGCCTTCTGCCGTCTGAATTGTAATTGTTCTTGTAATCATAATTCTTTTTCTCCTTTTGTTCGCCTATAAACAAAATCGCCTAGTTTCTAATACATAGAAGGGGCAAGGCGTTAATCCTCGCCCCTTTCGTTTTTAGTATACCATATTAGATATCAATGTTAAAGGTTTACCTTTTTATCAGCCACTAACTGACTCAACCTTCTTGATAGCCTGCTCACCCTCATCAGAGATAGTGATTGTCATAGGAATTGCCGCATTTGACTCGTAGCCTCCAACGTAAACTGAAAGCTTACCCTGCCACTCGAACTTTCCGCCTACACCATCATCTCCAATCCAAACTTGGTATGTGTCAAGCTCCGATGCAGAAGTCTTGTCATAGTCAGCTTCCATGATAGACTGCAAGGTATCATAAATCTCTGAATCGTACCATGCACTGAACTCGTGAGAAGAAACTGTCTGAATACCATTCATGTTCTTCTGTTTTCTATCAGAAAGCGTTGTAATATCTATCTGCTCAGGCGCTCCACCTAAGTCGGGTACAGATGTAATATCACAAAGTTTTGAAAATGTTGCTGTTCCATTAGGTTTTCTGTAAAGATATGAAACATTAGATAATACTGCCATCTTTTTTCCTCCATAAATTCCCTAGCCATAAGGGAGAATTGCCTATGTTAAAGGTTGGAAACCGCTAGGCAACGGCTTGTCGGATGCGCTTTCCTATCCAACCAATGTTCTATACATCAAGCCTCTCGTATCTTGCCACGAAACGCTTTACGTTAGTAGGTGTCTCTATTGGTCTAAAGGTTCTACACCTAAATCCCAATGTTCTCATAAAGCTTCTAATTTCAGAAGCCATATTTCTTGCTTGATTCATGTTTCCATCCGTGTATGTTTCTATCTGAAATGCCAGTTTAACTCCTACTTCATTGTTAGAAAGGTCATCCAATGCAGTAGGTGCATCAAGCAAATAAAAGTACATATACGGAATTTTTACATCATTTTCATTGTAATTTTGACCTGTCTTAAGGTTTGGGTACAGGCTTTTCATATATATACTTAAATCGTTATATATCTTATTTGTCTTATCTTCTACCATTTAAGAACCTCATTCCTAATCTTTCTATGTTCTCCAATCAATCTTTCAACCGCTCGATACATAAAAGGATTTGCGGGTATTCCGTTTGTTATATGCCATTTTCCATCTTCGCCTTTATACTTCCAGTAATCAAGACCTTCTTGATTATGTACAATATACGAACCAGTGTTCCAATAAATATTATAAGGCGGAGGTAAGGCATTTAACCATTCGTCATTTATTCCTTCATGGAGATTAAGACCGATAATACCTGTTCCGAACTCTATAAACTGCACATGACCGTCAAAAACAACAACTCCTTCTGCACGTTCGCCATAATCATTGATATATACACTTTTCATTAATCCTAGCGCACTACTCGGAGCTTCTTCTAACAAGAGTTCTTTGAAAGTTTCCATCATAGCTTCTGTATACTTCATAGGAAACTCTTTTAAAATCTTTTTATAAGTCTCGAGTTTCTTTATTGCTTCTTGTATACTAGATACTCTTAATGGATTAACTTTGATTACCTTGTCCATAACCATCTATCCTTTGGATAGCCCATACTCTTTGATATAAGCCTTTTGCAACTTTCTTGACTATATAATCTGGTTTTGTATCTGTCGAACCATCCTCTTTAAAGTCAGGCGCTACATCTATAAAAAGCTTTGAATACTCATTAATCGGCAAATCCTGCACTGTTGAAATCATCTTGTCATATACAAGGTCTCTTCCAAAAGGCGTGTCGTATATTTCTGAGGTATTCGCGCTTATCATCGCTTTTGCCTTGATAGGATTTGAATAGCTAGGTACAGTATCTCCCGTCAAATACCCGTCATCATCGACTTCCTCTACTTCACCGATATATGTTTGATAATAAAATTCTCTTTGATTACCGCTATAGTCAAACATTTAACCACCTTCTTACCAAACATAAGTTTTTACTGGTATCTGACTTAAACTGCTACCTATGCTTTCATCGCCACCAGACTGCCAAACTCTCCTAACGCCAAGCTCTGAAAATTCTTTCAAGCCATCGCGTTTAGCTACGTCTAAAGTTGTTTTAGCAAGGTCATAAATTTCATACTCATATCTGTTTATGAAATTCTCACGTTCCTCTGCGGTAGGTATATCACCCTCACCCCAAAAGTAATGATTTAATGCCATGCTTGTTGCTCTATCAAGTAGCACTTCAAGCTGTGCGTCCGTAAAAGAAGTTTCTCCGATTATAGCTTTAAAAGTTTCTATACTCATATCAACCTCTTTTTATCGGCTAGGACGTTTCATCCTAGCCGACTTATTTTTAATATCAGCCCGATACTACTGAATCCTCGGGGAAGTCCTCAGAAAGACCAGTAATCTTAGCTGAGAGCCATTCTGCACCGTGGTCGAGACCAATCATACCGTAAATCTGATAGTTGTCACCTGCACCAGTCTTTGCAAGAGGCTCAAGGAAGAAGTTACCCTTGTTAGGAGTAATCTGCTCCATAGGACGCATGATTGAAGGATTGAACACAAGTGCTGTTCCTACAGGGATTGTAGGCATAAGCTGTACTGCTACTGCTCCGAAAGGTGTAAGCACTGTCTGAATCTGCAAACCATTGATGTTACGCTCTCTAGGAACTGCTGACATGCCGTTCTTATTAGCGTCATAATCAAGCTGTGCAAGGTGTACTGCTGACATACCAACAACGATATTAGAAATATCGCCACCTGCATTAGCGATTGCCATAAGTGCCTTTGAGATAAGATTACGTGTGAGATAATCACCACCTGCGTTAATCTCGTTGGTAGTAATTGCTGTAAGAATACCTCTTGACTTGTTTACCTCGTTGTCAGTTGTAGCCTTATTGAATACACCGTTGATAAATGTATACTCAATATCCTGTGCAATCTTAGCCATTGCTCTCTCAATCTGGAATGTAAGTTCACTCTGAGGGTTAGGCTGTTGTCCTGCAACGTTAACGCCGCTCATTGTTCCCATGTTAGCCTCTTTTGCGTAAGATACGCTTACAGACTCTTGGAAAATCTGAGTAACGTTTGTCAACTGGCTTCTTGTTGAAACAAGAGCTTCGGGCGCTGTAAGTGAAGCGCTCTCTGAGATATTAGGCTGTGAACCCTGTACCGCATTGTAATACTGTCCTGTTACAAATTCCACATGATTAGTAGTTCCTCTATTAGCTCCGATAATTGTTGAAAAAGGAGTTGTCTCAACGCCCTTTCTGAACAACATTCCGCTAAAATTGGGAGTACCAAAACTCATAGCTGTTGCCATTTCTTTTCCTCCTTAATGGTTATTGTGCGTTCTGTTGCGCCCCCATAAGCTGAGCTGTAATAGCTCCTTGAAGGTCGCCAGACGCAAGCTTTTCTTGATAAATTTTGTTATAATCAATCTGCCCGTTACCATTTCCAGAAGCGGGTTCTGGCATGTGTGCGTACAACTCTGCTGTAGTCTCTTCCTTGACTCTCTTTCTTTCGGATTCCAAAAATCCCTTGAGAAGAGTATTTACAGCCTCCTCTTCGCCTTCCATCTTCATCTGTGCAACTTTTGTTGCATAGTCTTTATCCATTCCAAGCGCAAGGTAGCTGTCAACAGAATCCCTAAAAGCATTTTTCTTTTTCTCTTTTTCAAGCTCATCTCTCATAAGAGCAATCTCTTCGGTTTGCTGTGTTGTTAGCGAACTCTCAGATGCAATCTTTTCGCTTAGTTGTTTCTTTAAGCTACTAATCTGGCTTGAATAGTCGTCTATTATCTTCTTTTGCTTGCGAAGTTCAATCTGCATAGAAGCATTTGCCTTCAAAAGCTCAGAATCTTTAGGTTGTTCTACGTTCTGCCCTTCTTGTGTAGCAGTTGAATTAACATCCTGCTGTTCAAGGTTCTGCTCGTTCTGGTTAACAGTAGCGTTCTGATTGTTATTACTAAGTTCCATGTTTAATTCTCCTTTGCGTTTAAATTTATTACACGCTTTTCTCTAAGCGAGTGCGTTTACAGTTCTCTCTGATTTATTTATATGTAAAAGGCTTATAGCCTCGAACATCATTTATATTCTGTAGAACATCTACAGTTGTCAAGCTCACTTTCACTTGCTCCGAGTGAATCATCTCCCGCAAACATCATTTGAGAAGTACCAACATTAAAAGGTTCATCTATATCTACCGTAACGCCTTCCATAATTTCATGGGTAGGTCTTACTCTTTCATCTAATGATGTATGCCATATCTTTTTCTTGTTTTTCGCTTTTGCCTCGAAATATTCTTCATTGTTATATTTCCAATTGGCTTCATTTAATGCGATTAAATTTGCTCTCGATTGACCGAGCCATGTTTCTATTTTGTCTGAGTTTGCGATTATAGCACTTACCGCAACTCCTTTTATTACTGAATCTACAAAATCATCAGCATCATTACGTTTGTTTTTAGCAGGAATAGCTGTTATATTGTTCCAAGTTACTTCTTGTATCTTTGAAGCTTTTCTAAAAGCCCTGTCTATAACCACCTTTGAATATGCGTCATTGGCGGTTATAGACGTTTTTGTTATCTCAAGATACTTGTCAACCATTTTATCTATATAAGCCTCTTGATTACTCTTAAAACTGCCATTTAAGATATCTGCAAATTCCTCGTCAAACAAGTCCATAAACCAGTTTTCAAGTTCTTCCGCAAGAAGTATTCTTTTTGCTTTTTGAGGCTCTGTTATTAACATTGATGCATAAAACAGTTCTGGCTTCATTCGTTTTCTACCTGTGCTACAGATGAAGGCTGAATCGACTCAGCGACTTGTGATTTCTTTTCGTTATTTTCTCCACCCGCGCCATCTTCGCTCTTACTTGTAGCGTCAACACCTTCGTTTGCAATCTTTTTCTGAGATTGTTCTATCACTTCTCTTGAATCGAGCCATGCCTGTTCTGAATCTGAGAACAAACCTACTGTCTGGAATGCCCAAAGACCATCTACTCCCGAATTGAGAAGCGTTGCCAGTGCGTTTGCCTTTGATATAAGGTCATAGTTCTTATTTCTTGGCATTGATATTTCTATATCAGATACATCTATTTTTGAGATGTTGTTGAAATGTCTCTTATCAAGTTCGATGCTTTTAGCAACAAGTCTCAAGATTTCATTCTCTGGCTCTGTGAAATTCTGCTCCACTGCCTTTGCTGAAAGCTCTAGGCTCTGCCATCCATTTGAAAGTTGCATTGCCCCTGTGGTAGAACCACCGCTTGCTTCTTGCCAAGAAGGTGTTGCAGTTATTTCTTCAACTTGTCTGCTTAAGAAATCTGCGAACGATTGAATCTGTCCTTGGTCTAATACTTGAGAAAGATATGCTATTTTAGCTTCTTTTCCATCACCATTCGACTTTGTGACAATCACTCCGTCTCCATCAATCAGCTTTTTCTTTTTTTCTTCATCAATCATGCAGTTGTGAAGCCAAAGCAATGACTGAACATGTTGTGCAACATCGTTTATTCTATCTGAATTAAGAGTATTTATTCCATCAAGAATAGGTATTGCTTTTTCAAAAACACCCATTCTATCAGTGTTTTCAAACTCTACGATAGGAATTATGCCGTACACATTAACTGTTTCATCAACAATCGTGTTTGCATTGCCTACCACATAGTTCTTTATTGTAAAGCACTTATTAGGAGTGTATAACGTTGCAGTCATACTTCCATCTGCGTGTGTATTATAAGTTCCTCTTAATAGAGTTTCTCTAAACGCATCGTTTCTTACTACACTAAATGTCGTGAGAGGGTTAAGTGTGGTGATTTTAAATGGAGAATATTGATAGGATTTATCGTTTCTCCAAACCATTTGATAACCAACACCGCATGTCATAAAATCTCTTGCAAGTTGCAGGTCTTTTTTTGCCTTACTCTGCTCAGCCATCATTTTATTTATCATGGCTATGTTATCACTATCCTCATTATATGAGGTCTGAGGTTTTCTCGAATCATCCTCGACTTTTCCTCTTTGAGCATAAGTAATAGGATTTCCAAAACAGTAACCTACATGAGTGTCAACAATCCTTGATGCTATATTAATTACCAACTTTTCATTTATATCTGGACGAATATCTTTTTTTCTTTCTATAATAGGCTGTTTACCTCTTGTATAGCTAAAAAGAAATTCCTCTCGCATAGCATTTTTTTGATGTTCTGAATAGGCAGTTTCAAAGATTTCTAGTACATTATCTTTGGTAACTTCTTCAACATCTGTATATATAATTATTCTTCCATACGTGGAATCAGCGTTTACAATAACAGGCGTTGGATTCATGCCTATCCTCCTAAAAAAAATAGAACCGAATTGGTTTCAATTCGGCTCTATTGGCTCTCACTATAGTGATTATAGCAAGGTTTACCAATCTCTACAATACCTTTGTTTATTTTATGTAGCTTTTTTAATATGTTTACTTCTCTTGGTCTGCGTTTTGTACTGCTTCTAACGCTAAATCTTTCCTGTTTTTATATTGTTTACGTTTTCTTTTTGCTCTTTTTACGATGTATCGCTTGCCCTCCTTCT